GTGGGGTGAAAACAAACGCCTTGACGAATGTCCTCTCGTTGAAGTTCATACACCGCATGGTAGATTGATTGACAAAGAAGCCTTGGAATCTGACATATCTCATTCGGTAGTGTTTACCGCAAAGAGTGGAACAGATCCGGAAATAAGAGGCGCGAAAAAAATCATCCAAAGAATTAACATAGCGCCGACAGTAATCGAGGCAGAGGAGGGAACATGAGCTTATTACCTTTTGCACCTTGTTTGCATTATGAATGTAATAACAGAAATAATGCTGGATATTGCAAATCAACGGCTTGCATCAATCCAAAGTATAGCTATATAGGAACAGCACAGTATGGTCAAGGAGTGCAGAAAAGAATCATTACTAATGCAGACCGAATCAGAGCAATGAGTGATGAGGAACTGGCAGAGTGGCTTATCAAAATTAAGGCTATTCGTAATCCAGAAGTCCAGCATAAGATTTTGGGATGGCTGAAACAGGAGGCGAAAACATGAGCTGGAAGAAATCTATATTGCTTACGCTTTATGTTGGGGCGGTATGGTGTTCTGGATACCTTTGTGGGAAGGAAGTTAAATGGCATTCAATTATTACCCTTTTAGCATGTTGCCTTGGGGCAATCTACGTTTCGGAGGTTGATAAATGAGTACACCAAAAGCCATACGCCTCACATCCATGGAAACAGGGATCTCCACAGATCTCTGCAGCGTGGCCGTTGCCTGTGATTTCCTGCACAGATCCGGCGGATACCTGAAATGGAAGATGTTCGATGATGAGCCCATAATAGTCTCCAGCAAGGAAGGAGAGAAGTTTAACCTGGAAGTAATCGGAGTAGGCCAGCGCCGGGATCATGTTTCGGACGAACAGAGAAAGAAAAGAAAATGCATCGGGCCGCATCCGGAAGATGAATACTTCAAGAACATGAAGAACCAGCTATGCACCACATGTGCCAGGGCCGTAGGCTTCTGTGACTGGTCCGCCTGGCTCAAGCCGGTAGAAGGCTGGGAAGTTAAACCGACTGTTCTTGGTCATGCAACAGGGAGTAGCTACAAAGTGATCAGATGCCCGTTATACATTCTGGATGCCGAAACTAAAGAAGGCCGGCGTATGCAGCGCCAGATGCTATTGGAAGAAAGGAGGAATAAACTTGAGCTGCAAAGAAGCGATAGACCTTCTGAAAACAATTGAGTTTAAAGACGAGGAATTAAATACGGCCCTTCAGATGGCCATCACAGCGCTTCAGATCCAGGATGGGAATTTATATGTCCGAGATGTTCCGGGCTCTCTGAGCATTGGTTTCGTGCAGGGAACAGTGTACATGGACGGATATCCAACAGAATCACAGAAAGGGAAGATGTTTATCAGGTGATAGAATTTAATTACAAGCAGGAATTTAAATCTGCTATTGAAACAGAACGAGAAGACTATCATTACGATACCGGCCTGCTTACCATATTGCGAGCCATTGCTTTCGGTACAGCATGGATTGCATCGGAGCTTGAGAAAATGAACCAAGAAAAATCTTACTACCAGAATTATGATTCCCATTTAAGGGGAGGAAGAGGCGGAATATGAAAATCATATTGATTCAGGTCCTGCTGCCGTTGGCCACATACTTCATCGGAGTGCTGATCGGCATGAGGTACATGAAAAAGGACTACGACGCATACATTGATGAATTGCTTTTTAGAGAAGACATACAGGCGGATCTCACGGATCAGGAAGAGATCCAGCATGTCGGCTACACGGCCGAGCAATGCGGATACGATAAGTAAGTGCCTGCAATAGCAGGGGGGGTTTGAGATAAACCCTCCCTGTTTTATTATTGGCAAAAACCAGGAAAGGAGTGTGTTCAGTGACCAAAATCCAAAGTTATGCGCCGCTTCGGAGTTTTGGAGAAAAGAAAACAGGCCGAATACCACATGAAAAAACTGTGTTCAATGGCATAGAGTTTGACAGCCTGTCTGAGAAGGACCGATACCTTGAGCTGCTGGTAATGCAGCGGGCCGGGATCATCTCAGATCTGATATGCCATCCGGAATTTGAGATCATACCAAGACAAACTCATCCGGAGACAGGGAAGTTTGCGTTTCATCCAGCTCATTACACTGCCGATTTCCAATACGTCAGGAATGGCAAGACAATCGTTGAGGATGTGAAGAGCAAGATCACAAGAGAAGAGAAGGACTATGTACTCAGACGTAAGCTCATGCTCTATGTAAATCATATCTATGTGGAGGAGGTAGTCAGGTGAGTCGGTTCATCGATTGGGGAGCCGTCATGCAGGACTACATTCTTACCGGAGCTTCTACACGAGAGCTTGCAGAGAAGTATGGAGTATCTAAAAGCTTAATTGCCAAGAAGTGTAAATCCGGAGGCTGGGCAGACAAGCGTGGGCAATTCGTGGACAAAGTGGACAACGATATCCTCGTGGCCACAAAGGAAATTGCCGTCAATCGAGCGCTGGCAATATGCGAATCTGCAGACAAGCTCCTGGTAAAAGTGAATCAGCTTCTTGATCTGGAAGATGCGCTGTCTCCGCGAGATCTGAAGAGCTTATCTTCTACACTTCTGGATCTGAAGATGATCCACGGAATAAAGACAGAATCTGAGAAGGCATCAGAGCAATCAGAGCCCAGCGAGGATAACAGCGTCATCATCATGGGCATGAGCAACGATGAGATAGCCGAGGTGCTGGGATGAGACTCGTGATGCCGGAACCAAATCCAAAGCAGAAGGCATTCATGCTGGACAAGCACAGGTATGTGGCTTACGGCGGCGCCAGAGGCGGAGGCAAAAGCTTTATAGCGATGTGGCTGGCTATCTTGTTCGCATTGCACTTTGCCGGAATCCGGATATGCATTGTGCGAAAGACTCTTGATGAGCTACGGAACAACTACATTTACAAGATGATTCCGATCCTGCATGGCAGGGCGAAGTTCAACAAGAGTGAGAAGATCTTTACATTTCCAAACGGCAGCACGATCAAATTTGAATACTGTGCATGTGAATCAGATCTGGATCATTTCCAGGGAGCTGAATACGACATCCTGTTTATCGACGAAGCCTGCCTGCTGATGATGGAATGGATCGACAAGATTGATGCCTGTACGCGTGGTGTACATTTCGATCCGCAAACCGGCCTGCCTATTCCGAGGAAGTTTCCAAACAGGACCTACTATATGCTCAACCCAGGCGGACCGTCACACGGCTATTTCAAAAGGTTATTTATCGACCGGAAGTATGAAGGCGAAGAGATTCCGGAGAATTACAGCTTTATCCAGGCTCTGGTAACAGACAACAAAGTATTGATGGAACAGAATCCTGACTACATCAACACACTGAAGAAGCTGCCTCCTAAGATCCGGAAAGCATGGCTGGAAGGCGAATGGGATATTTTTGAAGGGATGTTCTTCGAGGATCTCAGAATCGAACCGGATATCCAGGCAGCAGTAGAAAACGGTTGCGAGGACGATAAGGAAACACTGCGAAGAGAGCGCCGCTGGGTGCATGTGATTGAACCATTCAACATTCCGAGAGGCTGGAACATATTCCGGAGCTATGACTTCGGCTATGGTAAGCCATTCTCCTGCGCCTGGTGGGCTGTGGACTATGACGGCGTGATGTACAGGATCCTTGAGCTGTACGGCTGTACTGATACGCCTAACGAAGGATTGAAATGGAGCCCGGATAAACAGTTCGAGGAGATCGCAAAGATCGAGAGCGAGCATCCATGGCTCAAAGGTAAGAAGATCGAAGGCGTGGCTGATCCTGCTATCTGGGATGGATCCAGAGGCGAGAGCATTGCGGACATGGGTATTAAGTACGGCATTTACTTCCAGAAGGGAGTGAACGACCGGATCCCTGGCTGGATGCAGATCCATTACAGGCTGCAGTTCGATGATAACGGATACCCACGGATGTATATCTTCAATAACTGCAAAGCTTTCATCCGCACCATGCCTCTGCTGATCTATGACGAGCATAAGCCGGAGGATCTTGATACAGATCTGGAAGATCATGTAGCTGACGAAGTACGTTATGCCTGCATGTCACGGCCTATTAAACCATTGCGGCCTGTTAAGACAAAAACCATATTCTTTGATCCTCTGGATCAATTCAAACAATAGGAGATGCTATGGACGAGAGATTCAATACCAACTATCAGGCAGATCCTTTAATCACCGGCCTAAGAGAGGACCGGTTTAATCAGCAGATTATCAAAGGCGATCCGACGTCGGCTCCTGCTGCCGGCGGAGCGATCACTGCTGACCAAATAAGGATCTGGACAGAAACGCTGAGCAAATACAAAGCAGGAAAAGCCAGGCTTGAGGACCGTGTTATTGCGGCTGAGCGCTGGTGGAAACTGAGAAACCAGTACGAAGAACAGAAAACAACAGAGTCATTTAAGAAGGGATTCAAGAGCTCCAGCGCATGGCTGCACAATGTTATCAACAGCAAGCATG